TTCCGGCGCCTCCAGAAGCACGCCAAGGAAGTCCAGTTGCAGCGTAGAGTCAGTTGCGGCAGTGAAGAGCAGGCGCACATTCTTTTGTATGCTGGCGCTTGTTGAGTTGATGATGGAGTCCAGATAGGGCAGGCTGTCGGTGCTGGCCTCGATGCTCAGCGACAGTGAACCCTCCCACTTGCCTTCCCTGTAACCGGCGGGATACAGATCGCCAATGTGGTTCAGCAGGTGCCGGTTGGCATTCACGCTCCACTCGAAAGAGTAGGCTTGATTTGCCAGCAGAGTGCCGCCCACGGCGTCGGATCCTGGGTCGATATAGATTTGCCCCATGTGGCCCATTGCCGGAACGGTAACGCGGGTTGATAGAGCCGCGTTCACGTCGGTCGTCACTTCTTTGCCGATGAATGACACATCAATCATCAGCGGCCCGCCGCTCTCGCCGCTCACGGTCAGTTCGTTGACGGTAGCGCCCAAGAGAGAATAGCTATCAACGCGGTCTGTCTTCATCAGCGTGAAGCTTCCCGCGTTCTCGGTGTCGCTGTCTTCGACTGGTGCGCTCCATGTATAGGTGAAATTGCCTGCCGCATCCGTCGTCCCGGCAGAAGAACAGCCGAGCGAGTGGAGCCAGTAGGGGAAGTCATCAATCTCCAGCAGGCCAGTCAGTGAGGCCTCGCCGCCCTTGCGGTGGATGTAGGCCCTGTAGCCTGGCTGAAGCGTACCCCTGAGTTCATTTACCTGTTCGGCCTCTTCAACCGGTGTAATCGTAAGCTCCTCGACGCCCATGAGCATGACGGTACTCGCGACCTCTGTACCCCAGGCGTTTGTCGCTTCGATGCCCAGTTGTACCTCGAACAGGGCGTCAAGTTTTGCCATTAGATTATCTCCTGCACTTGTACGGTTGCCCGCACTCCAAAGAATTGGTTTTCGCTGCCCTCGGGCCAGGCAAAGACGCCTTGCTCAAAGGCAACGCTCTGGACATGAGCCATGCCCGATGCAAGCCCTCTGTCCGATTGTGCCGCCACTGAATAGCTGCCACAGTAGCGGATGATGTCTCCATAATGCCGCCTCAGCGCGGCCATTTCCTGAACGGGCGCGATATACAGCGTGTCGGTGATTGTCCAGATGATATTGGCACGGGTGGATAATGCGATGAAAGCGAATTCGCTTCCGTCCACCAGGCCAAGCACGCGCCGCGGAACCTGCATGCCCTCAAGGTTGGGGCGCACATCGTCTATGTTCCAGACGGCGATTGTCTCGGTGTCATACACCGGCGCCCATGCCGCCATTTCATCCAGGATGGTTTCGATCTGTGATGGCATCAGGCCTCGTAGTTCATTCGCTTATAGTGCTTCAGGATGCTCAGCACGTCTTCGGGGAAGCCCTCGGGCATCATGATTGCGCCCGATTCCAGAACAATGGGCCGACTGGCCGTATTGTCTGACAACCTCCCCTGGTTGTAAAACCACTTTACAAGCCGCAGGACTACATGCTGCACATCCGCTGGCGCATCTGAGGAATACGCCCACTGGCCCGTAACAGCGATTGCATTCTCGTAATCGCCATCGCTGGTGGCATTGGTCCACACCTGCGCCGCTTCGGCCTTGATTGTGATGGCATGATACGGCTTGGCGTTGCGCGGCTCTGTGACGTAGTTGCTGGATGCGATAGTATCTGAGCCGGCCACGATGGAGGCGATTGTATTGAGGTCGGCGTCAAGATATAGCGTCAGGCCATCCACGTCATTCGTATAGGTGTAATAGCGCACCGCCTCATCATCGCTTGAAACTGCAAAGGTGCGCCCGGTGTGGTTCTCGATGAACTGCTGGGCGCGGGCGATGAGCAGCGCAATCTCGCTATCGTCTACTGTGTCAGTGTTGGGGATGCCGCCATAAAGATGGACATCAGATGTGCTTACATAGGCCATGTTCCACCAAGCTTGTTGGTTATATCACCAAGTGTTTTGGTTGTCCCGGGGGGCATAAAAGCCCCCCGGGCTATTTGATTGTTTACGCTCTTGCTTCAACCACAGTAATCGCGTTCGTCGTTGGAAGTTCAATGTGTCCACCGTAGGGCCGGCCAATCAATCCGAAGATCGAGGCGCCGTTTTCAGCCGCGGCAATTGTGGCGAAGATCCGCCCTGCCGAGTCCTGAAGTCCCTTAGCATCCACGCTGAAGTCCAGGATGTGAACCGAGTTGCCGTGATCGGTCGTGAGTTGTGCGAAGATCGCGTCGGTGCAGGTCATGCCCGCGTTGGACGTAACCGCATCCGAGGCATTGCCCGTGCTGGAGTACTGAAGCTGAACCTGCATGGCGTTGTCAGAGTCGGAGACACCAACAACGAGCAAGAATTCAACACCAGCCGCCCCGGCAATGGCGACGCCTGCCGCGTTATCGCTTGCGGCGATGCCTGCTGTGGAAATATCGGCGGGGCCGATAACGACAACAGGATCACCAAGCCAGGAGTAAAGAGGTCTATTCTTCGACATCATTCCTCCTAGTTCATCACGCCGATGGCCCAGGCCTCTTCCGCAAGCACCGCGCCGCTCTGGCGGAAGTGCGAGAAGAAGTCAACCAGGCCATTAGCCATTTGCAGGTACGGGTTTCGAGTAATCGAAAGCCCCTTCCGCTCCACAAGTGCATAGTAGAACGGATCGCCAACTGCAATGACGCCAACGCCAGTGGCCCTGACAGGAATGTCACCCTGCAAGAACACGGGGCGGCCATAAAGCGTGCCGGCCCGCGCGGATCCATCAACGCTGATTGTCAGCATGTCGGCAGCACCCCATGCCCAGTTATTCGAGTCGCGCAGCGTGGCAAGATACCGCCAGGTATCATTGTCCATAAGCCATGCGGCCTGAGGCTGATACTCGGTCTTGAGGATCATCATCAGTTCAAAAACCTCGTCAGGCGTGATGTTGGCGCTTGAGTCGAACGTCAAAGCATCCGTGTCGCCGCCCTCAAAGATCCCCTCGTGCTGGTTGGTGCCGCTGCCGATTGCGACGTAGTAGGCCTCAGTCTGCGCCATAGAGCGCGAGATTGCCCGGGCAAACCAGTCGTCAAAGTTGGCTGCTTCATCATCCAAGAACTCTTCAGACATCGTGTGCCGCAGCGTCCACTTCTGTACCGAAACCTGATTCTGCGCGAACGCTGGCAGGTCAGTGGCGTAAGCCCCGGCCTCAGCCGTGCGCGAGAAGTTGGCAACGGACGTGGATTCAGCGGGAATGTCGATGACCGGGAGGTTCGTCTGAATGACGCGAACACCCATCTGGCGAACAAAGGAAGCGTTGTCACGTAACGCAACGATCTGATTCACAAAGTCATCAGGAACCAGATACGTGCCGGTACCGGACTGGCCCAAAAGCGTCTTTTGCTCCTGGCTGAGCGTCTTGACGAACTCGGAACTCATGTTCTCAAATGCGCCCCCAGCGGGCACCAGTGACTTGGCTGCGCCCTGGTCGCCGGTTGCAAGCCAGCGACGGAAAGCTGCCTTATGCTCTCCCTCACCAAAGCCTGGCTCAGCCGTTTCCATCGTGAGCGGTGCGCCCTTCTGGCGATTGAAGGCCTCTAGTTCCTTGACCTTTTCTTCTGCCAGTTCGGCGGCGCGCTCTTCGATGCGGACGGCTTCTTCTTCGGCTTTCTTGGCCTCCGCAACCTTTCTCTCATCAGCCTCGGCCAGGGCCTTGGCGATGACTTTGCCTAGTTCCTCTTCGGAATAGGCTTTGATTTCGTCTTCCACTTGATATCCCTCCTTGGGATTGTTTTGATTATTCGCTTGCCACCTTCAGGTTCCTTCGCAGATGCCCTCGCCTCTTCGGCCCTCGCAAATGCCTCCGGGAATACCAGTCCGGCGGATTCAAACGCACTCTTAAGATGCACCGTCGCCAACTCATTAGCGGGGCGACGCTGCCCGGTTCTGTCGATTAGTGTCAGTTCGCCTATCGGCCAGGAGAGCAGTTCTCCAGAGCCAGAGCGCCTGACAAGGTAGTTGATGGCCCCCGTGGATGCGCGGGCCAGACCGTCCATAGCGGCCCGCCATATGCGTTTCGCCATCTCTTTGGTCTGGTCAAGGATGACTTCAAACCACAAGCCCCTATCGTCCCGCTTCGTAACTCGCGCCTTGCCAATAACCTCTGGCTTAGCCACTGGCCCGCCATCAGGGCCAGCGCCGTGGTAATACAGCACAGGACGCTCATCGCCCACCTCCAGCATGAAGTCGGTTTGCTCGCTGAAGAATTCTCCATCGGCATCTTTGCCGCTGATGTGTCCGCCATAAGGCGCGCCAAGCACCTCCAGCAGCCACTGGCCCGCTCGCTTGCGGGCATAGACGATTTCAAAGTCGGAGAAGGCAAGGCTCTTGTCGCTCAGGAATGGCGACTTGTTCTGGCTCTCTGTCCAGAGTGAGTTACATATCGCAACCGCCTGGTCCTGGCTCTGGGCTGTGCCTTCGTTGAGAACGATGGGAATACAGCG